TTTACCGATTAAAGAAGATGGTTCGTGTGCTAACTTAGTAGGTAATCTTTGTTCTATATATGATGATAGACCTGAGATTTGTAGAGTAGATGCATTATATGAAAAACATTTTAAAAAATTTAAAGTATCCAAAAAAGATTTTTTTATTTATAATACAAAAGTTTGCCATAAATTAATTGATGATATAGGTTTAAGTGAGGACTATAAAATAGATATTGAAAAATATAATTAAATAATGTACAAACAAACTTTATATAAAATAATTGAACCTATTAAGCGTACAACGATACATAGACTAAATAAAAAGAAACAATGGGAATATGGGTATAACAAAGAACATGATGTAATTGTTATAAGTAAAACAGGTAAGATTGGTGATATATATGAAATACAAAATCTTAAGATTGCTTTGCCTCTTGCAGAAGATGTGTATAGCAAACACGATAAGTGGGTTGCGACAGATTACCCTAAAGAATTAAAAAACATAAGAACAATATTCGACTGGCAAACATATCCAGAAGAATTTAAAAAAGATTGGTATGGGTACATTGATAAAGAATTTACTAGGAGAGAAGAGGGGTATTGGTTCCGCAATAAAGGCGTTGATACTTATATCACTGGCTCTCACTACAATTACTTGCAGTGGTCCAAGATTGATGTTGGGAAGCCAGACTTTCGAGAAGCAAACAGATTATTCTTCATATTCTGGGAGGCATGCAAGGCAGATCAAAGATGTTATGGAATATGCTACCTTAAGAATAGACGGTCTGGGTTTAGTTTCATGTCAAGCAGCGAGACAGTTAATCAAGCTACACTCACTTCAGATGCTAGATTCGGAATCTTATCGAAGACTGGTAGCGATGCAAAGAAGATGTTTACCGACAAGGTCGTACCAATTTCATCACACTATCCATTCTTCTTTAAGCCAATACAAGACGGGATGGACCGTCCCAAGACAGAGCTTGCCTACCGTGTCCCAGCATCCAAACTCACAAGGAAGTCCATCACCAGTACAACCAGCGCCAGCGGGAGGAAAGACCTCGACGGGCTCGATACAACGATAGACTGGAAGAATACAGGAGATAACTCTTATGATGGTGAAAAGTTAAGATTACTTGTTCACGATGAATCTGGTAAATGGGAAAGACCAGATAATATATTAAACAATTGGCGTGTTACAAAAACAACGCTGAGATTAGGAAGTAGGATAATAGGAAAGTGTATGATGGGTTCAACATCAAACGCTTTAGATAAAGGTGGAGATAACTTTAAAAAATTATACAATGACTCAGACGTTACAAAAAGAAACCGCAATGGACAGACTAGCAGTGGACTCTATAGTTTGTTCATACCTATGGAATGGAACTACGAGGGATTCATTGATTCTTTTGGATTACCTGTATTCGATACGCCCGGAGCTCCTGTCGAAGGACCCCACGGTGATAAAATCGATGTTGGAGTAGTAGAGCATTGGGAAAATGAAGCAGATGGATTAAGAGATGATTCAGATGGATTAAATGAATTTTACAGACAATTCCCAAGAACAGAAGAACACGCGTTCAGAGATGAAACAAAGAATAGTATATTTAATTTACAAAAAATATACGAACAAATAGATTACAATGATGGGACAATGGCATCTGGAGCTGTATCTAAAGGTAACTTCCAATGGGAAAATGGTATTAAAGATTCAAGAGTAATATTCACACCAGATCCAAAAGGAAGATTTAATATATCTTGGGTTCCTAGTTATAATCTTCAAAACCGCGTAATACTAAAAAATGGGCGCAAGCATCCAGGTAATGAGCATATAGGAGCTTTTGGTTGTGACTCATATGATATATCAGGTACAACAGATGGTAGAGGATCTAAAGGAGCATTACACGGATTAACAGTATTTAGTATGGAAGATGCACCTGCTAATTCATTCTTTTTAGAATATATAGCTAGGCCTCAAACCGCTGAGATGTTTTTTGAAGATGTACTTATGGCATTAGTATTTTATGGAATGCCGATACTAGCAGAGAACAACAAACCAAGATTATTGTATTATATAAAAAGAAGAGGATATAGAGGATATTCTATGAATCGTCCAGATAAAACAATAAATAAATTATCAACAGCTGAAAAAGAAATAGGTGGTATACCTAACTCATCTGAAGATATGAAACAAATTCACGCTGCAGCAATTGAATCATATATAGATAAATATGTAGGATTACAGGAAAATGGAGATTATGGTAATATATATTTCAATGCAACGTTAAACGATTGGTCTAAATTTAACATAAATAATAGAACAAAACATGATGCCGCAATAAGTTCCGGTCTCGCCGTGATGGCTTGCAATAGGCATTTGTATCAACCAAAGCAATTAAAACAAACAAAGGTTTTAGATTTTGGATTAAAAAAATATAATAACAAAGGAAGTATTTCAAAAATAATAAAATAGATGAATATATTACCAAAGGGTGTATTCCCAAGCCAAGCAGTTTCAAATGCTGAGAAAGCAAGTGAAAAATATGGTTTAGAGATTGCAAGGGCAGTTGAATCAGAATGGTTTAAAAGAGATTCTGGTACAGCTAGGTACTACGCTAATAGAGACAATTTTCACCGTTTAAGATTATATGCTAGAGGTGAACAGTCAATACAGAAATATAAAGACGAATTATCTATTAATGGTGATTTATCATATTTAAACATAGATTGGAAACCTGTTCCTATTATACCCAAGTTTGTAGATATTGTAGTAAATGGTATTGCAGAAAGAACATATGATGTAAAAGCATATTCACAAGATCCAGCATCAGTGCAGAAAAGAACAGATTATGTAGAATCTTTATTAAAAGATATGAGAACTGTTAATTTTTCAGATTCAGTTTATAATGAATTGGGTATAAATATATACGAGAATGACCCAGACACATTGCCCGAAAGCGAAGAGGAGTTAGAACTTCACATGCAACTTGATTACAAAGATTCTGTTGAAATAGCAGAAGAAGAGGCTATTAACAATGTATTCGATCATAATAAATATGAATTAATAAAGAAAAGATTAGATTATGATATAACTGTTATTGGTATGGGTGCTGTTAAAAACGAATATACAACATCAGAGGGGATAAATATAAAGTATGTAGATCCAGCTGATTTAGTTTATTCATACACAGAGTCGCCACACTTTGATGACATATATTATGTAGGTGAAATAAGAAAAGTGTCTGTAGTTGATTTAAAAAAGCAATATCCTGAATTAACAGATGAAGACATAAGAAGAGATGTAGAGGGGCAAGGAACAAATGCTAAACTATATAATAAATCTTATGCAGGTAATGACAGTGAGGATAATTCTCATGTATATGTACTGTATTTTGAATATAAAACATATAAAGATCAAGTACATAAAATAAAAGAAACTTCATCGGGGGCATCGAAGGCTATTAAAAAAGACGACGGTTTTAATCCTCCAAAAGATTCTAGAAGTAGATTTACTAAAGAATCAAGAACAATAGAGGTGATTTATGAAGGTGCTAAGATAGTTGGTACTAATAAATTATTAAAATGGCAATTAGCTGAAAACATGACAAGACCAAAGTCAGATACAGTTAAAGCCCAGTTTAGTTATAATATTGTAGCACCAAGAATATATAAAGGTAGAGTTGAATCTCTTGTTAGTAGAATGACTACGTTTGCAGATATGATTCAATTAACGCATTTAAAGTTACAACAGGTGTTATCAAGAATGGTTCCTGATGGTGTTTATTTAGATGCAGACGGTATTGCAGAAATAGATTTAGGTAATGGAACAAATTATAATGCACAAGAAGCATTAAATATGTATTTTCAAACAGGTTCTGTTATTGGTAGATCAATGACACAAGATGGTGAATTTAACAACGGTAAAATTCCTGTACAAGAATTACAATCATCTGGGTCTAATGCTAAAATATCAAGTTTAATTAATTCATATAATTATTATTTACAAATGATAAGAGATGTGACCGGATTAAACGAAGCAAGAGATGGTTCAACGCCAGATAAAAATGCTTTAGTAGGATTACAAAAAATTGCAGCTGCAAATTCAAATACAGCAACAAGACATATATTACAAGGGGGATTATACCTTACACTAAAAACAGCTGAGGCTATATCACTTAGAATATCAGATGTGCTAGAGTTTAGTCCAACACGAAAATCTTTTATACAAGCTATAGGTAGATCAAATGTAGGAGCTTTAGAAGAAGTTAAAAAATTACAACTTCATGATTTTGGGATTTTCTTAGAATTAACACCTGATGAAGAAGAAAAACAATTACTTGAAAATAATATACAAATGTCTCTTCAAAAAGAACAAATTAATTTAGAAGATGCTATTGATATTAGAGAAATAAGAAATTTAAAACTTGCAAATCAATTATTAAAATTAAGAAGAAAGCAAAAGTTTGATAAAGACAGACAGCTTCAGCAAGAAAATATTCAAATGCAAACGCAATCTAATGCCCAAGCAGCCCAAGCAGCAGCACAAGCTGATGTTCAAAAGCAACAAGCTATAACACAAAGTAAAGCTCAGTTAGCGCAAGTTGAAGCACAACTAGATGCTCAAAAACTAGAAAGAGAAGCTGAAATAAAAATGATGCTGATGCAAAAAGAGTTTGAAATGAATATGCAACTTAAAGACGCTGATTTAAATGTAATTAAAGATAAAGAGAAGTTTAAAGAAGATAGAAAAGATGAAAGAACTAAAATACAGGCTTCTCAGCAATCAGAATTAATTGATCAAAGAAAAAACAATAAACCACCGAAAAAGTTTGAATCAGCAGGATTTGACAACTTAGGGGGATTTGGCTTAGAGCAGTTTGAGCCTAAATAAAAACTGCAAACACATTTTTATAATATTTTATCATGGAAGAAAACAAAGACGTCGTAGTTGACGAAACACCAACTGCCGCAGAAAAGGAAGAACAAGTACTTGAAGCAGCAGGACAAGACACGGGTAAAACCGAAGACGGTATGTATAAAGTTGATTTAAGCAAACCGGTAGAGCAAAAAACAGAACCTATTCAAGAAGAAAAGGTTACTGAAGAGGTTCCAGAAGAAAATCAATTAACCTTAGAAGAGGTAATTGAAGAAGAAACAAAAGAAGAACCAAAAGAAGAGGCTAAAGAAGAAGTACAGGATTTACAAGACAAAGTAGAAGAGGCTGTACAAACCTCACAAGACACAGGAATAGAATTACCAGAAAACATTCAAAAAGTTGTAGACTTTATAAATGAGACTGGTGGAACGTTAGAGGATTATGTAAAAATTAATCAAGATTATTCTAGCATCGATGAATCTACTTTGTTGTATCAATATTATAATCAAACTAAATCACATCTTACAAAAGATGAAATTGATT